TCGGTCAGGCACTTAATAGCACAAATAACGGGCGAATATTCGTCAGACCATCGCAGCCATTAGCGACTGATACAAGCCTGTTAAACGGCACTACAGTAGCCCCTACGCAGTATGCGGTAAGAAGTTATGTGGGCTACAGGCAGTTGAATAGCGATACAAGTACATGGGATGCTACCCGCTCATGGGTTATATCGCAGGGGTACACAGGGAATACGGGTACGGTAACATCGGTAGCGGCAATAGGTAGCACAGGGATAAGCGTGTCAGGCAGCCCCATTACAGGTGCGGGTACATTCACAGTTACCAACACAGCACCAGACCAGACAGTATCACTTACGGGCGCAGGAACGGTCAGCGTAACGGGCACTTACCCCACATTTACCGTTACAGGTACAGGCGGGGCGGCGGGCGTTGCCGCAATAACATCCACAGGCAGCACAGCTATAATTACAGGCACTACTACGGTAAACGTGGAAGTGGATACAACGCACCCGTTTACATTTACAGGTATAAATACATTCACAAGAGATATAACGGTTGATAGTGCAGTAATTGGTACGGGCGGCGGACTATCTACAAGTATTCGTTTCGGGCGTGGGGCATTTGCAGCACCTACAACCGCTACGGGTATTGTGGCGTTGGGTGAAAATGCAGCCCGACTAAATACCACGGGTCAGAACGATATATATGTCGGCAGGAACGCAGGAGGAAACACAGGCACAGCGGTAAGCGGTCATGTGGGTATCGGTACGGGTAATCTGAACTATTCAACAGGGGATAATAATACCGCAATTGGGTTCAATGTTATGGCACGATCCGTTGCATGGAATGGTATTGCAAATGTGGGTGTTGGTATTAATGCAGGCAACGTAATGACCACAGCAACGGGCAATACATTTGTAGGTTCGGGAACAGCAGCGGCACTAACATCGGGGGGTAGTAATACATTCTTAGGCGTTGGTTCAGGTTCAGCAATGACCACAGGTAGCAGTAACATTATATTAGGCGGGTATTCGGGTAACGTGGCGGTTGATATTCGCACATCTTCCAACCGTATGATACTATCCGATGGCGCAGGTAACATCAGAGCGTACCACAATGCTACTAACTGGCTGTTTGGTACTGTTACCGATGGTTCAACAGGATTGGTACAGATAAGCGGCAATTTGGGCTTAAATACAGCAGGCAATAAGATTAATATAGCTACAGGCACTAACGGTTCGGTTGGCACAGGAACGCTATCGGGAGGTGCGGCTACTATTAGCACAACAGCAGTAACAGCAAACAGCATAATTCAGGTGCAGCTTACATCGTGTTCGACGTGTGGAGCATTGTATATCGGAACGGTAACAGCAGGCACATCATTTGTAGTAAACAGCACCAATGTATTAGACGCATCAACTTTCAATTACTGGATAATCAACTAATATGAAATACATAATTCTTATTTTACTCAGCCTATCGGCTCATGCTTACGGTGCAAACACAACAGCACCTACACCAACCACCGACAGCGCAGCATATGTTGCTGACAGTGCATTTAGTTACTATGATGACGGCATGTATAGTACCATTACGCCTGTATCGGTAAGCATTGGCGATACAGCAATGTGCAGCATCATTCGCATAACCGAAATGAAGGACTACGGCACGCAGCCATATGGTTCAGGTTGGACACAATCGGGTGCGGTATTCTTTACTATTGAGAGTGCATCGGGGGCGACTAAACACGCCTTATCTATCAGCATCAACAACATTACAGACAAGCAGACCTATGCAGCATGGAAAGCATACGGGTTTAAATTCCTTGCTTGGAAGATAGCCGATACCTATAATCTCAATTTATTGTAATGACTAATTTTTTTTGTATCTTTAACTCCTAATTTAAGTAGTATGAAAGTAGCATTTGTAGACGATTACAGCCTATCCGATTTAATAGTAGAAGATAACGGCAATCAGATAACACCCGTATCCGTTCTAAACTTCGCAGGTAGTACCGCAGGCTTCGGAATTGAGGAAGATATGGATGGTGTAAAGTGGCTCACTTATGACAAGGTAGCGGGTACTCCGTATAGCGTTACGGTGGTAATACAGAATGTACCGACTGTAATAAATAATGTTGAGTTCGTAGGTGGTAGACCGCCTGTAAAAGACCGCTAAACCATGCAAAAGAAAGCATCCCTTATACTGGCTGTAATCTCTATAATTACTGGAACATTGCCTCGTTGGATTCATCCGATTAGCGGCGATTCTTTCTGTAAATATCAATCGGCTGCTTTCGTTTTCATGGCACTTGGCGCAATCCTTAGAGGTAAAGACAAGATAGAACGCACCATCTGGGACTGGACGTTCTTGCTCACAATTAACAATATGCTTGATGAGGTGGTTGGCATTGCAGAAAAGACAAGTATATGGGAATTATTATTCGCTACATTAATAACTGTATGGACGGTCTACAGGCTAAGAAAACAATGTCACTAAAGCATCAGGCATTAACAGAAATATCAGACACATTATCAAAGTACGGGGCATGGATTGCCTATGTTTGTATCGGTCTTGTTGGTAAATTCGGTTGGGACATAGTCGCTAAAAAGAAGCCATCAGGTTGGTATATAGTAGGTACGGGCTGCATGGGTGTTTTCGTGGGATTTATCACGTCAAGATGGTGTTTGTCGCATAGCCCTGAAACTGGTTCGTATATTGTGCCTGTAGCAACACTATGTAGTAGGGATATTCTCGTTTTTGTTCGTATGATTGACTGGAGCAAAGTAGCTAATGCAATATTAAAAGCAGATATTTTTAAAACAAAATAAATAACTTATGCAATACAACGATCTTATACTATTCGCCTTCGGTCTTGGCGGTATCTTGATACACAACCTTATCAAGATAAATGAACTGCTGAAAAGCAACACATTCAACCCTGCCAACTACTTTAAGTATGAGTGGGCTTCCATCAGCATCAGCATGATAATTGTGCTGCTATGTATTGCGGGTAAGCATGAGGTTACTCAGTTGGAGAACGCAGGTAAATGGCTCGGATTGGCGTTTACCACCATCGGTTACATGGGTCAATCTATCTTTGTAACGCTGATGGGTAAAGCGAGTAAAAAAGTTCAGGATTTGGGCGGATAATATTTATTTGGTGGTGTTGATGGAAGTTGTATATTTACATCGAGAAGGCGTAGATACATGGCGGCCTAAATATGCATAGAACAGTCGGTATGACAGATGGGGATAGACCCATACATCATTTAAAAACATCACTTCGGTGGTGTTTTTTTATTACCTTTGCCCCACAAGTAGCTCAGCAGGTAGAGCCGCAGGCGTTGCCGCATGGTCACGGGTTCGATTCCCGTCTTGTTAGCCTCCGTTAATTCGGGGGCTTTTTTATTCCCCTACCCGAACAAAAAGGGCGCAAAGGTACGAAGTGGTTTTGGTGGTTACAAAAGTGGTTTTGGTGGTTGGATGTTTTGGATGTTAAAATGGATGTTTTGGATGTTGGAGATACTTTTTGTAGCATCTACAAATATTTTCCGTATATTTGCATTCAGCTTTGACCATTCAGGCAGGCGATGAAACTATTTATTTATGAAAAGTACTATTAGAATTGACGTATCTGATTTACGTCCTGTAATCGTTGTTGAAGAGGTTTATTCGGAAGACCTTAGGGACAAATTTGTTTGTTCTTTCTTTGAACAACTTGCACATATTTCTTCATTATGTTTTGTAGGATATAAAGGAAGGGACAATGTTTCAGATGGGGTAAATCCACCAAAAGTAAAAGACACTTATATTCTCCATCCTATACCGGGAAATAAGGAAGGGATTAAGAAGTATTTATCCGAATGCTCTAGTGAGCAAGTGCGGTTATTGGTAGAGATTGGTCAGGAGCTTATTTCATCATATCAAAAAAATATCAACTAATGTCGTTAACAACTGATGTTATACGAATAGACCTTCCTTTGTCTGATTTGACAGCTCGCAAAAATTGCACAGTTAAAGAGTGCTATCTGGAACTACACACTACGTTTTTATCTTATAAATGTATAGCTGATTATGAAGAGTTAGATTCCGAAACAGGCATATGGTCGACTACGATAACTAATTACAGATGGACTAAGTTGCGCAGTAGATTTGTTCATGTAGAAATGTGGCGAGTTAAAAAGGAAGATGGTAAATACTGTGTAGCCATAGAGTTTGACGGGGTGTCAGATAGAGATGGATGGTATTATGACAATCCTAAAAAGGCTTTAGTTGTCTATGAGCAACTAAGAAAATATATGCTATCTGAGATATAGAAATCGCCTCCGTTAATTCGGGGGCTTTTTTATTCCGATAAGTTTGTATATTTGCTTATGCGTTATCTACTCCCACTACTACTAATTATCGCAGGCTGCGCAACCGAAAAGCACAGAGCAGAAAAGACCCTGCAAAAGTTAGAGCATATATCTACTAAGTACCGTGCTAAATCGCCTATTGATACAGCCGATACGCATTGGTGCCTGATTAAATTTCCTGTGACGGTTAAAGAAGGGGTGACGATATATAAGCAAGGTAGACCGATTGTAACAACGCACACAGATACGGTTACGGTTAATTGCGATACCATCAGAACTATAGTGCGTATCCCATGCCCACCACGAACTACTATAATACAAATTGACACACTATACAAACACGATACGCTAATAGATAGCCGTCAGGTGGCTATTTTAGGGGCTAAAGTTAAATCAATGGGTGAAAGTATTGCCGATAAGGATAACGCCCTTAAATCGCAGCGTAAGGGCTTAATACTCGGCTGGCTGATAGTTGGCGTTATGGTGGTATTGTATGTAATAAAAAGGAGGTAGCAATACTGCCACCTCCGATATGAAAACGAAACACACAGGGCAAAGATAAAATAAAATAATGATAACCAAGCAACAACTACAGAAAATAGCACCCGTATCAGACAAGGCGGCTGAACTATTCTTACCATACATACTGAAATATCAGGGCGAAGTAAATACACCTATCAGGTTCGCTGCTTTCCTTGCAAATGTCCTGCATGAATCGGGCTGCTTTAAGTATGTGCGTGAACTTGCATCAGGTGAAGCATACGAGGGGCGTAAAGACCTCGGAAACATCTATCAGGGAGATGGTAAGTTCTTTAAAGGTCGTGGGCTTATTCAGCTTACAGGGCGTGCTAATTACACCAAAATCAGTAAGGAATGGCACGGAGATGATACGTTAGTGAAAACACCTGAACTATTAGCAACGCCTGAAAATGCAGTGCGTAGCGCCTATTGGTTTTGGAACACCAATAAACTATCAGCCATAGCTGATACAGGCGACTTCAAAAAGGTATGTAAGCGCATTAACGGAGGTTACAACGGGATTGCTGAAAGGCAAAAGTATTATGATGGGTTGCTGTCTTTGTTAGCCAAATAAGCCATACACATCGTAAATAGCAGCGTAATTCCCGTACCTGTATAGCTTACCACACTAATGTAGTAAGCCAATACAGGTAGAGAAATGAGGGCGAGGATTAGGGGTGTAGCGTTGGGTTGTTTCATCCCTTATGTTTAAAATAAAGTAGTTTGTTGTTTTTGGCTATCAAAACTCCTAATTGCCATTGTCTTGTTTTTCTTTTTCGGAATGTGATATATCCATATAGTTTTTGGCATACCTGTAATAATTTTAGCATCGCCATTTTGCACAGCTTCTCTCAATTTATACGAGTACGGTCTATCTATACTTAGGCTTCTCGGGTGGTATATCTTGCCCATCCATTCAACATACTTAGTGGGGGTTGTTTCGCCTAAATTGATAAAGTTAGCAGCCTTATAGATAACGCCTGTATGCCCTGCTGTTAAGTCGGAGTAAGACAATACATGGTTATATTCAGTATTGCACATGCACCATTTTATTATCTTAGCAAGAAAGTAACTTTCGCTATTCTTAGGCGAACTATCTAAGCAAGCCATTCGCCTGATGTCTATGCAGTTCTTATACTTTTTCTCATGTCTTGGCTTACCTAATACGCTACCACCGACAAGTTTGCCATTAATGAACATACCGAAACAAATGCTTATGCCGCCTCCCATTGCTCCTTTCTTATAATGGAACATCTCAAATATATGGCGTATATCGTCAAATTTACACGTCATTATTTCGCATTTGCTTTTGTCGAGTAGGTTGCTCATCCCTTATGTTTTATTACCAGTGTCCTGCTATTCACCTGTACTCGCTTTTCTTCATCTCGGAAGTTCTCTGCGATATAGATGTATTTATTCCCGTTCACCTGTTCCAATCGGGTCTTTAGTGGCTTGTGTTTCGCTGGTCTGTTTTTCATACTCTATCTCAATTTTACCCACCGTTATTAGTGGGCATTGGTTAAATAAATTTGTTCCGTTTCTTTCGTGTTTCGGGTAACTGCATCGCTCGTATAGTTGCAGTTGGGTGTGGAGCGGGCATGTGGTGCAGGAGGTGGTGGTCATGTAAACAACTTTTTAAGCCTGCTTAATAGCGATTGTTTCGGCTGCATTTCACGCCAAGCATACTTCCATGCCTTAGCCTCCGTTTTCTTACAATGGCGTTTATGGTCGTAAGCGTAAACAACAAAGTAAAATTCCCCCATGTACTCCATGTGGTAACATCTTGCTTTCGGGTACACCATCAACACCTCTTCTTTGTAGTTTATCATATCATTCGTTTTAGTCTGCTTATCACCCTTTGCCCCTTACTCCGATAATCAGCCCTGTGTGTTAATGCCCATAATCTAAATGAGCGGTTACGGGATGGGGTCATAGCTGCTCTTTTTTCACATACTCAATAGCCGCATCAAGCCCTGCGGATTGGGCTGCATCACACGATTGGTAGTAGTAGTGTGAAAAGGCAATATTTTTGCCTGACGATATGTGTTGTGCATTAAAGCCCCAATACCCCTCGTTGGTTATGGCATACACATGCACCCCCTTAACCTCACGCATCCATCGGATAGCCTTGTCGATGTCGGGGTAAGTGTATTCGCATCCTATAGACTGTAATGCCTTGTCTTGTTGTTCTGTTATCATGGTTTAAAATTTAGTTCGGTGTTGAATGTAAGATAAATGAAGTTTTGCAGTTGATGCAGGTATTGGATATGTGTCAATACATGCTCGTAAAAATCTTGCTTAGTGTGTACAAATAACCCCAATTGCCAAATGCCATCAACATTTTTATAGTATTGTATCTGCCACGGCAATGTATCACCCCAATTGTCATATATTATCTCCTTTTCTGAATAGTACCTAAATCCGTCGCACTTCTCCAATATTTCAGGCGTGAGGGGAACGGGGATAGGTTCAGTTCTCCAACTCGTTAAATTCCTATACCATACGCCATTAGGTTCTATTTTTTCAACCTGCCAATATATTGTGCGTTCAGGTTCGGTTTCATAGTCTATAAACCAGTTCCCTATTCCCCAATCTCGTACGTATATCATATCTTTTCAATTACGGCATACCTGCCTGTTAAACAATGTTTTTCCAAAAGTGATTCAAACGATGCAAATGGGCAACCAAAGAAGTTATTCGGGTCGGTGTAGTCCTTGTAGAAGTCCACAAATAGCCGCTCAACTATGCCCTTTGCGATTGATTTTGTGATGGTGGTTGTGGTGGTTACTTTGCGGTATCCTTTCGGTGGTTTAGTCCCGTTGGGTGCAAACGTGTACTCTCGGTTGTTTAGTGTTATGGTGGTCATATAAACAATAGCCCCGACCGTTGCGAAGATGTCAGTCAACTATCTGCCTGAGTAGGCAATTAGTGCAAGCGGTACGGGGCAAGTAGTTTAATAAGTTCATAATAGTTGACTGACGGTGCGAAGGTAATAAGGTTATTTTGGATTTGCAAGATTTTTTTTCATGTCAAGAAACGCATCGTCAATATTTCCTGTGACTTAAATAGTGACTTTTGCAGTTGCTACCTTAAAGCCCTTATTAATCAAGTCCTCAAAGGAGTAGCCTATTCCGTGGCTTTTTAACATTTGAGTAAACCCAACAACCTCTCCTAAATTCTCTCCCGTTAACATCGGCTGCCATGAACCATCAGGCGCAAAAGTTGTAACGACTGCTTCGGTAATAATTGTTCCATTTTCCATAATTATCCCCTCTCCTGTGGGGTTGTTTTATTCGTTTCAACAGGTTCGTAAGTTGCATGAAATATATCGGGCTTGCAAGGGTAAAATTCACCTTTAATGCCTTTGATGATGTAGTCGCCTACTGACGCTTTCATAACACCCTCAAGCGTTTTTATTTCAATACCGCCTTTCTCCATTACTATAATGCAGTAATCATCGAACTTTTCTGCCGTAATGCTATTTGACAAGTCCACTTTTTGCCCCATAAATTCCAACGCTGATTTTATAGACGTTTCGCTTTTTTCTAAAATTACAGCTTCAATTACTACGGGCTTCTTTCTGTATTGTTTCATCTTATTTATTAACCGCCTCCTTTGGCGGGGTTTTACTGTTTATTCTCATTTAAAAATACTATTGCAGCATACACCGCCTTGAATAGGTCTATGTATTCACCGTTGATGGGGCGGATGTAACAGGCTCTTTTAATGTTGTATTCAAGATCTGATGCAGGCACAAACACATCTCCGTCCATTGTTGTGTTAAATAGTTCGGTCATGGCATCCATCACATCCATCGCCACCTTGTGCAATGCGTTAAGGTCGGTGAGGTAGTCTAACGAGTGAGTAGGTATTGCACCCATGCCCCTATATGCAAGGCTGCGGTCTATTTTCCACCCATCCTTCTCCGCTATCACTCTTGTCTGTTCAATCTGTTTTTGTGTCATTGGTTTGTGGTTTTAATGTGATTGATGGATTTTTTGAGTTTCGCCATTCTCCTCTTGCGAATAATACTAACCTTGCCGCCACATACTCACACTTCCACACCTGCAAAGTCATCAGGCGTGTCCCGTATTTAAAAAATCGGTTTCTTTCTCCTCTTGATGAAAATTTCATTTTTCTCTGTTTCATGTTTTACTTTTTTAGCATTATTGTTATCGGTGAGGTTTTGAGTGGGCAGTTACTGAATAATATATCTTTCCCTTTAGCATCTGAATAGTTTTCTACTTTATAACCTTTTTTATGATTGCAAGAGTAGACTTCATATTCAGAATCGTAGTTGCTAAGTATACAATCCGCGCAGCCTGTTACGGTTATTGTGGTGGGGGTGGGTAGTGATTGATACGCAGATTCCCATGCAGCGGATACAACGCTCCAACAACCTGATATCTTTCTTCCATTCACGTGAATATAATAATAATCAGCGTTCATCTCGCACTCCGCATCAGGATAAACTTTCAGTACTTCTTCTTTGTAGTTCATGGTTATGGTTTTAAAACATTATCAATATCGTAATAGCGGGAACGGAGAAAGTCGATGATTGTTACGGTATCAATAGGGGTAACTGGTACAGAGAGGAATAAGTCCATGCGCAAATCATATGATATTTCACGACCTATAAGTAACATGTTCCCACTGTCGCAGTAATACCTGTCTTTTCTTACCGATTCAGGCAAATCAGCCATCCTCGCCACCTCCACCGCATCCTCATCCGTTATCTCACTCAATGGCTTTAGGATTGGCTTCCAATAGTTGTGAGAGGCAAAAATCTGACGTTCCCCATTGTCGATAACTATCCCATTGCAAGTTATAGCTATCATTGTTCCTGTTTCTCCGTTTACTTCTATTTGACAGCCGAAGTATTTAGTGGCGGTGTGAAGGTTGCTCATAATATGTCTAAGATAAAGCGGTAAGTAATGTATAGAAAGGCTAACGCAAGCATAGATAAATAAAACTTATACCCGTATATTGTCGTCAGAATTACAAGTATCAGGAATACAACTACTATCAATCCCGTCAGTAGTGCTGCTTTTAGTTTTTTGCTCATTGTTCAAAGTTTGAGATGAAGAAATCGGATGCCCCAAGATGTTCAGGATCTAAGCCAAATTCGCTGTTACCCATATCGTCGCAGCCTTTATCATACGCCTCCTCAATTACCCTGCGTTCTTCGGGTAGGAGTGTAATCAGCACAGATAAGGCGTGTTCTATGCCGTTAAGTTTACCTACAATAGTAGCTATGTGTACAATATCCCCGTCAGGATTAGGGGCTAATCTTTCTTTGATTACTTGCAGGTCGGCGATAGCCTTCCGTAGTGGTGTTTGCTGTTTCATTTTTTCTCAAATTTCAGGTAAACAATACCCGCAATGATGCAGGCGATTAGGAATTGTAGTTGGGTCATTGTTGTCAGTCTTAACACCCCTCAACGCTATAGTCGGGGTGCGAGGTTATAAATGTGGTGAAGGTAACAGACTCTACGCCTACATATCCGCAATTAGCATAATAGCCTAAATTGACTAAGAAATATACATGCCCGTCGTTAAAGCTCTGTTCGTTAAATAGATAGGTGCATGTTTGTTCCCCCTGTTTCTCGGCTATCTCAGCCAATCTTTCCATCTGCTGCCATGTATCGCAGCGAATTGCAATGTTGTCGAAGTTGTAGGTCATTTGTTCTGATTTATGAATATTTTAAATGTAGTAAGGTTGCTATAATCAGTATCTATTAAATGTGGCGGTACGTTAAGGTATGTTCCTGTTTCTAAAACAAAATAAACATGTCCTTCTTCAAAGTCTTGTAAACTAAATAATATATTTTCAGTCGTTGCCCCCTGCTTAACGGCCACCCTCGCCAGTTCCTCCATCTGTGACCATTCGTCACATTTAATTGCGTAATTCTTGAAATTGTAGGTCATATCTGCTCGTTTTTGATTTCGTTAAGAATAACTGCAAGCTGAAGTTTTACTGTTTTATAGGCAACTAATTTTGCGCTTACTATTTTTGCTTCTGTATTTCCTTTTAATGAATGAAATAAGGCTGTATTTAGTTCTATAAAAACATCGCATCTATCAATCGCCATGTTTATTGCTTGTTCTGCTGTCATAATAGTTTTTTTAGTTCGGTGTAAAGAATAATTATTAGTATCGGTATAAGGACTAATGCGGCTACGGTAAGTAGTGTAATGTTATAGTAGTATAGTCCGATGAGTAGTAATGCGGCGACGGGGATGAGGAGCTTGTAGGTCATGGTGTTTTAAAGTTTTCCCACCTTATCCATAACACGAACGCAATACCCCCTTCGCTTAATTCTTTTTATTGTTTTGCGTTTAGATACCCTGTTAATGTATTGTTGCAGTCTGTATGACTCCCATTCAATCCTGTTTACAATATCATTTATGCAATTAGCTGGCATTGAGCTTATGCCCCTGTGTGGTCGTTTGCCGCCCATAATGTTCCTGTTGTAGTTTTTTGGCTTCATTGTGTTTCGCTTTATTTTTCACAAAAGTAATCATTCCATCCGAAAAACAAAATTTATTGTACTATTTTTTTTGTACGAATTAAATTGTATCTTTGCGGAAACTAAAAAGAAACAACATGAACAAAGTAATTAGAGATGGTAAAGTAGCTATACTATATAGCAAAGATTACGGGGCTGGCTGGTACTCTTGGAGTAAAGATGAAAGGTGCCTGTATAGCCCAGAAATAGTACAACTTATAGAGCAAAATAAGAGAGATGAAATTACAGACGAACTTTGTAAGTCTTTATTTGGTGATTCATTCTACTCTGGAGGGGTAGAAGGGCTAACTATAAAATGGCTACCTGTTGGGACTATTTTTAAAATAAACGAATACGATGGATCAGAATTAATTGAAACAATAGAAGACTTATACTTAAAAGCATAAACCAAAAAACATGACACAAACAGAAATCAGAAAGTATCTAAACGACAATTCTAAGTTCATCAAAGTATCGCAAATCGCTATCGCTATCGGTATGGATGTATCCAACTTTTCACGCTTTCTCAAAGGCGAACTGAACCTACGAGATAAGAACGTAAAATCAGCAGCACGGGTAATTAAGAAGATGCAGCTAAAAAAAACTACTAAAAATTTGGTAGTTCGGAAAGTTGGTGTTAGCTTTGAGGAAAATTAACCAACTAAAACGAAACGACATGAACACGAACACACAAGCAATCAGCGAAGAAATGGCAGCTACATGGGCAACAATAGAGAAGTTCTTAGACTGTACGCCTAAAGAAAAAGAAATGCTAAAGTCAGGTCTAAAAAGACTAGTTCAGAACACAATAATCGAAACGCAAAAAGCGGCTTACGATGCAATTATGGAAACGGCTAAAGGCGTATCTTTTTAACACTCTAAAACAACACACAAATGAAACCAAAACTAAAAGACCTCGACAACGTAGTAATTGACTGCGACACAAATGAAAGGCTACGGTATGTAGTAGAAAAACACTTATGGATACCTGCAACGAAAGTGCAAGGGTTATACGGAGTTCTTCCCAATGATGACCAGATAGTAATAGAAGATGGCATATACCGTACATGCCGATTTCAGCCTCTTACCACTCACCACATAAGCGACATCGAACTATGAAACTGAAAGATATAATGTTTACGGATTGCTATGTAGAGTTTGATAGCAATGAGCAGTTAAGGGATTTTGTTCAAAAACACAAGATTAAAGCCAATCTAATATTTAACGATGAAATGTATATTAGAATTAGGGCTGCACTCAAACCATTTACTGTAGTTCGACCTGAACACCATGAACTACCTGTTCACCACCACTCAACCATCGAACTATGAGCCTCGTCTACAGCACAATAACCATCTACCACCCCGATACAGACGAAAGTTGGAGCAGTACCGTAGAATGCGAAGAGTACCGATACGACCCGCCATACCCCGAACCGTCAGAATACGAACTAACTGTTAAACATGTCTACGAACCCCGACCCGATTGGGTAACAGACGAAATGATTGATGAAGAAGTTTATAATGGAGATATTTCCGCTGATTAAAAACAAACACAAACAAAATGGAACAGAAAACACATTGGAAGAAACTAGTTAATACAGAGTACATAGGCGCATATACTCTTATGGAAACAGGCAAGGCGGTAGATATGACCGTTACGATAAAGTCAGTAGGCAGGGCAATGGTTAAAGGAGATGGTGGCAAAAGTGAAGAATGCACCGTAGCGCAACTGGTCGGACATAAGCCATTCATCATAAACAGAACAAATGCCAAGACTATTACCAAAATCTACGGCAGTCCGTTTATTGAAGATTGGGCTGGAAAGAAAATAACGCTTTTTGTTGCTCAGGTAAAGGTGGCAGGGGATACGGTAGAGGCTTTGCGGATACGACCCGAAGCACCAGCACTACCCGAACTTACACCAACCCACCCGAAATGGGAAGGGGCTAAGACGGCAATTAAAGCAGGTAACACAACAATTGAGGCGGTTCGTAAATCATTCATTCTTTCACCCGCAAACGAGGCGTTACTATGCGACAATTCAAAATAAGAGCACATGCAGCAGGTCGCATCATGGGCGAAGTGAACAGACCTACACCGATACAACTCAAACGCCTTGCCGAACTTGAAGCGAAGCCAACCCGTACCGCAAAGCAAGATGAAGAACTGACCGTATTACAGGCGAAGCGTGACGCAAAACCTGAATTATCCAAAGGTGCTAAGGCTTACTGTGAAACGTGGCTTAAAGAGCAGCTATATGGGCGCAGAGTTGAAATGAGCAACAAGTACACAGAGAAAGGGATAGCTTGTGAACCTGATGGCATTAATCTGACAGCAGAGGCGATGCAGTACGGGTTTATATCGAAACACGAAGGCAGGGAAAGTAACGAATACTTTGAGGGCGAATGTGACTTACTACTTGCCGAAACGGTTGAGGATATTAAGAATAGTTGGAGTTGCTTTACGTTCCCGTTATTCGCTACTGAATTACCTGAATCGGATTACTTCTATCAGTTGCAGGTGTACATGAAACTATACAACCGAAACAAAGCGGCTGTAAACTATGTGCTGATAAATGCACCTGAAGAAATCATAGACCGTGAGGCTTCGTTTATTTCTCGTAAGGCAGGATTTAGCGAGGTTGATATGGAACTATACGATGAGGTGAGAAATAAAATGACATACGACAATTTGCCTGTACATCTACGTTTCAAACGGTTTGAATTTGACCGTGACGATAATGTAATTGCGCAAATAGAACAGCAGGTTGTACTGTGTAGGGAGTATATAAATCAATTGATGACATCTGTAACAGTAACGCTAAAATAAAACAAACAAAAATGGAATACACACAATTTCTAAAGACAAAAGAGAAACGCCTAATAGAAACAGGGTTTGAACATTCGGGCGGTTGGGGATGGTTATATCCATTCCAGCAGTATTGCGTAAGAATAGCATTAAAGAAGGGCAGATACTCACTATTTGAGGATTGTGGATTAGGCAAGACACGCCAGCAAATTACATGGGCTAATGAAGTGGTAAAATATACTAATAAGCCTGTATTGATACTTGCTCCATTGGCTGTAGTAGGTCAAACCATTGCAGAGGGTAAAAGGATAGGTATTGATGTAGGTAACGAAATGATACATATTGCCAATTATGAGCAATTGGATAACATCGACTGCTCTATCTTTTCAGGAGTGGTACTTGATGAAAGTTCTATTCTCAAAAACTTTGAGGGCGCAATACGCAATGCAATAATTGACAACTTTGCAAATACTCAATTTAAACTTGCATGTACTGCTACACCATCACCAAATGACCCGATGGAATTAGGTAATCATTCCGAGTTCCTTAATGTTATGAGCCGTCAGGAAATGCTGGCTATGTACTTTGTGCATGATGGCGGAGAAACATCTAAATGGAGGCTTAAAGGGCATTGTGTGGAGTTGTTCTATAGGTGGGTTAGTTCATGGGCTGTAATGCTATCTAAACCGTCTGATATTGGTTATTCTGATGAAGGGTATAACTTACCTGCATTGAATTACTATGAAAAGACAATAGTGACACCGAAAAAAGAAAACGGATTACTATTCAATGACACCGCAATATCAGCCACAACACATAATGCAGAATTACGACTTACCAAAATTGCAAGGCTTGATGAAGTTGCAGACATTGTAAATGCAAGTACGGAAAGTTTTATCATATGGGTAAAGCAGAATGAAGAAGGAGAAACACTCCGAAAATTGATACCCGAAGCAATAGAGGTGTCAGGCAGCGATACCCCCGAATACAAAAAAGAAAAGTTACTCGGATTTGCAAATAATGAATTTCGCGTACTTATCACTAAGGCAAAGATTGGCGGTTTTGGCATGAACTTTCAGAATTGCCATAATATGATATTTGCAAGTCCTGACTTTAGCTTTGAGGCATTGTATCAGTCGGTTCGCAGGGAGTGGCGTTTCGGTCAGCAACATGAAGTAAACGCATGGTTAATCACTACTGATACTATGCAAAATGTAATTCAATCTATTCGTAACAAACAAAAACAATTTGAAGAAATGCAACATGAAATGCAAAAAGCAATGAACCACATACACGAAGAAATAGAAACAACAAAACGACCCGAAATAACTGTAAAAACAGCTAATGCAACATTGCAATTAGGGGATAGCGTGCAGCTGATAAAACAGATCCCTGATGAAAGTATAGGGTTCAGTATGTTTAGCCCCCCATTTGCGGAATTATATACTTATTCCAGCGAGTTAGAGGATATGGGTAACAGCAAGGATTACAATGAGTTCTTTATTGCGTTCAACTATCTTGTGAAAGACCTATTCCGCATACTTTGGTCAGGTCGTAATGTGGCGGTTCATTGCATGGACTTGCCAATACAGAAAGGCAGAGAAGGGTATATTGGTCTGCGTGACTTTTCAGGAATGATACTAAAGGCATTTGAGGAGGCAGGGTTCATATATCATAGCAGGGTTACAATATGGAAGAACCCTGTAACTGAAATGCAGCGTACTAAGGCACTCGGATTACTGCATAAGCAGGTAAGAAAAGATGCTGCAATGTCAAGAGTTGGAATACCTGACTATCTATTGGTATTTAGAAAGCCTGGCGAACATACACACCCCGTAAACTGCAATATATCGGTTGATACATGGCAGCAGTACGCATCGCCTGTGTGGATGGATATTGACTATGGAGATACACTCAATGCAAGGGCTGGCAGAGATGAACGTGACGAAAAGCACATATGCCCGTTACAGTTACCAACAATCGAAAGGGCTACAATACTATGGAGTAATGAGGGCGATACTTGTTATACTCCATTTGGCGGCATAGGCAGCGAGCCTTACAAGTGGTTGGAATTGGGGCGTAAAGCTATTGCTGGCGAATTGAAACAATCGTATTTCAACGAGATGGTTAAGACCATAAAGCAGATAGAAACTAAAAAACAACAGGAACAAAAACTATTCTAGCCATGACCACCCGTAACAAAAAGCACGAACTGTATTTGATATTTTATTCGCACCTGAAAAGACCGAGTGGATTGGATGGGTTTTGGCATCGTTTCGTATCGGCTTATCTCAGGAAATAAAAAAAAGTACAAAAATATTTGTAGTTGTGAGAAAAGGTAATTATCTTTGATAAAAATTAACCGATATGAACACACAGACAAAAGTAATCGTAAACACCAAAAGCAACTTCAGAAATCTTAACGGCAAAGAGTTGAACGTATGCGAAATAGCAGGGACAAGAGTTTCTGTAAAAATATATGACGAAGCTATCGGCAAGTTAGTAACGGTAGATTTCAATGTAAAAGAAGTTGTAAAATTTGTAGCATAACCCACACCCACCACGGGGCGCAGCATCCACCCAACTGCATTAACAATTAAAACGAAAAAGATATGAACACCAACACACAGTACGGTAATGCAACATTAGTAAGTGTTGTAACAGAAAAGGAAAAGTTGCCGATTTATGCAGGTATGCCATACGGAACAAATGTTAAGTTTTCAGGCATAAAAAAAGTAGGGTACAGAATTGTAGAATTTACTTATCATTTGCTTAGTGATGGAGATAAAGTGTTGGTAGGCGAAAAGGTAATAAAAAGAGCAATCACAGTTTAATACCACCACGGGGCGCAGCATCCACCCAACTGCATTAACAATTAAAACGAAACACAATGAACGCACAACAAGCAAGAGAACTGACCGCAGCAGGTCATAAGAAATTAAAAGAAAAAGTATATTCAACAATTGAAGCTATGGCAAAAAGCGGTAAGCTATATGCCACATTTGATTGGGAATTTACGCAGGAACTGAAAGATGAATTAATCGAAAACGGTTATTCTATTGAGCAATTCAAATCATACACAACTATTAACTGGTATTTAATATTATGAAATCACTAATCACATTCATCATTATCGTGCTGCTCGCTGCGGCAATACAAAACTGGTAACACATGAAACTCGTAACAGAATTAAAAGAAAACGAAGCAATCCATTGCAAGACGGAAGAGGAAGCCGTTGCAATATGTAAGCTGATGCATGATGCGGGGTTGAAGTGGGCAAGCGGAAGAAGTTACGATACAAGGACTAATTACTCGAAAGACATTTGTTACATTCCTGAAACAGGGAAAGTTATAAATTTTGCCGATGCAATAAAAGAGGGTTTAACCATTAACCCCGCCTCCGACTTCTTCCCCTCGGTTTCCATCACCCACACCATAGGCGAATACGTTGCCGCTCAACATGACGGTAAATTATACCTATTCAAAGGCAATCAGTCAATGGTACTTACTCAGGATATTATTAATCATATAAAACAGATAGTATGAAAGAACTACTAATCGCCACAGCGGCACTACTATTCCTGCTCGCTATTGCCCATGTTATCATAGGCAGACAATACAAGCGAAACGACCTCGATTACTCTGACGAAACAAGCATTTTTAACGATGACGAAGAATAAAAGATACCCACACGTTTACGAGGTTACCCGTAACAACGAAAAGCAGTACAAATCGGTTGTACATTGCTATAATAAGAATTACAATTGCGGGTACTTCCCATACACTACCGAAGGGGCTACTAAGGCGTATGAAGCCGCAAGAGATAAGATAGAACTGATGAGAAATAAACACGCCATTACAGTCGCCTGCAATGCTATTGCATCGGGTAAAATTATGGTTGAGGACATCATAAAAATATCAGGAACTATCAACCGACTGCAACATGGTAGGAACGGATTTAAAAAGCTAATGAAGGACATTGAACATTATGTATGCTTATGGTTCGGTGTAGACCCGTCAGAAATACACACTACGAGCCGAAAACAGCGACTAAATGACCCTCGCAGTATGTGTATGTACTTCATGTATAAATTGGGGCATACGCTGACCTCTATAGGCGAATACTACAGGAAAGACCATACCACCGTATTGCACCATTACTACGCCATATCTGACAGGGCGGAAGTTGATGACGACACGAAACACATTATTAACCGTATAGAACTAATGATCTATGACACCACAAGAACAGTTCACAATCGACCTGAAACGAATACTTTACCTGCAAGAGATACTACGCTATTCGCAGGAAGCCATAAAGAGCAACCCCGTAACGCCATCATGGTTTAAGACCCACATGAACAACTCAATTAACGGGGCTACAGCGTTCAAAAATGCGCTGATGGTACGTTCACCACATATCAAGTGGGATAAGGTAAATTCAGACCTTACAGATGACCGCCTGCACGATTTAGCATTACACATTGATTTCATTTCACCAATCCGTAATATTGCGGAAATAACCGAGGTACTAAAGGAACATATGGTATGACACCAAAAACAGTAAAAGAATGGTTTGAATCAGAACCAAATCAGAAAATGAGAAAGTTGCTGCTGGAAAGGATGGAAAGACCCTACTTAAAATGCAACAATAAGGAATCGGCAATAAATGGAGGTTTTGGGTGGGGCGATACGCCCGAAGGAGTTATTGTGTGGCGACATTATTGCGATACGGGTATATTCGCATTTAAGCCGTGGATTATCGCATCGTACGAAACAACCTACACCCGCATCCTCGCATCAATTAAAGGTAAACTGCATTACTTCCCGCTCGAATGTGACGGCAAGGATATTGATATGTATATGCCGCTCAATGATGCTGTTGATTGGATGAGGGAGGAATATCGGTTGTTTGTGTGGGCAAGTCAAGTAAGTCATAAGTTTAGAGGCGGGGTAAACGATGGTATAATTGTAGAGGACTTCCCCGACTACCCCACCGCCATCGCAGCAGGACTGAATAAGGCTTGTGATATTGTAAATGATAAAAACGAACAACCATGCAACTAAAACTAACACAAAAACAAGACAAAGAATTATCTGAACTGGCAGACCAATTATACGACATTCAGGTAAGGCTTAGAAAAAAAGAACTGCAAATTGCTGAAGAATTAGCATCCATGTACGGTATAGAAAATGGAAGTGTAGTATCTGTAATGATAGAATTCGACGAAATTAAATCAGGAGGTGTTGACAAAATACGTGTAATGTCAAAATCTTATCCATCAGGAAATAATATTGCAGTTGTTGACTTTTTCAAAGTAACCATCAAAGGTGAAATTAGCAAGCATAGACTGTATAATGTAGTGTCAATATTAATCCCATAACGCATTAAAACGAACAACCATGTTTGAAGTAGGAAAGAAAGTGATTTGCATAAAGAATCACAGTCAAGGTATAGTAAAGAAAGGCGAAGTATATGAACTTATATCAATCAGAAAATCAAAATGTAAATGCAAATACATTGATTTAGATATAGGATTTGCCATACCAGAGCATAAAAATAATACAATACAAGGATGTAGAACATGCGGAGAAATGTATATAAAGACAGATGGAACGCATTGGTTTTGCTCTTCTTTATTCGCCCCATATGACGATTCCCTTTCAGAAACAACCGTTGAAGAACTATTGAATGAATTAGTAGAATCTTAACAAGGTCGGGTGCGTGGCGGTTCGGCTACATCATACAGGTTCGAATCCTGTCGCACCCACTAACCGCCTAACGGCACAAAACAAATAGAATGAAGAAAACAAAAACAGAATTATATATCTTCTACAGAGGGGATATGTTTTACCCAATCGAATTGTATGACGACAAAGATGCTATAGAAAATGCATTGCACAATATCGGAACTACAAAAGTAGAAAATGCAAAGGGTAAAATTATTTGGGAACTAAAAGTTAACACAAATCAATAAAAACAATTATTATGAGTTTAGAAGTAACAGGTAAACTAATCGCCAAGTACGACACAGTACAGGTATCAGAGAAATTCAAAAAACGTGAGTTCGTGATTGAACTGACGGAGGAAATAAACGGTAACAATTACACCAACTTCGCCAAGTTCCAAACGGTGCAGACAAAGTGCGATATAGTAGACCGTTTTAATGTTGGCGATGCTATAAAAGTATCTTTCAACGTGAAAGGCAACAGCTATGTTGATAAGAAGGATGGACAAACTAAGTATATGACGAATTTGGATTGCTGGCGTGTTGAGGCGGCTGGTGTGGCTGTGGCACAAACTACAGCAACCGCAAGCGTTAAAGTAAATAGCTATGCTGCACCAGCCGTAAGCAAAGAAGAAATAGATGAGCTTCCTTTTTAACCCCCATGCGCCATGTCTTTCACCCTCTATCCTGACCAGCAGGAATTTTACCGAAACGTAGCCATTGAAGTAGCCAAGCATAAGCGAGTAATCGCTTGTGCCGCTACTGGTTTCGGAAAATCAAAAGTATTTATCACCATCGCACAGAACGCCATCGCTAAACAACGCACCGTATTAGTTGTAACTGAATCTGATAAGATTTATAAGCAACTTGATGCAGAGATACCAAACACCGTAAATATTAACGCGCAAGCGAAACTATCCTACATCACACCTACCCGCATCTATATAGCTATGGCGCAAACGCTTGCCCGTAGACCGAAACTAATAGAGCAATTTGCAGCAATGGGGCAAGACCTGCTTATCATTAATGACGAGGCTCACATCGGTACGCCTACTAAGTTACTGTTACAACTGCCATCGGCTATGCTGATAGGATTTACCGCTACGCCACACATGAAATGGGCTAAACACTTGCCGCTACTTTACAACAGCATTGTAGTAGGCAGCCAACCTGAGTGGCTTGTTGAAAATAACCGTCTTACCCGATATCAACACGATCAAGTTATACCGAAAGGAATTGATACGCTACAAATAAGAGGCGGTGAATTTACAGAGGAATCACAAGAGCTGGTATTTGATACCGAAAACGCACATCAGTTCGTACCTCGTTACCTGAATAAATATCAGTTCACTAAGTGTATGATATTTTGCGCCTCCATCAAATCATGTGAATCGCTTGCATCGTACCTTACTGAACAAAACATACCCGTAGCGGTGCAGCACTCAAAATATGATATTCGCAGCGAAGCAAAACAGGCTTATGAGTTATCGCTATTCCATCATAGCATAACCACCAATATTTGCATATCCGTTGCCTCTATGAATAAGGGGTATGACTTTCCTGCCGTTGATTTAGTTATGCTTTATCGTGCCACTACATCGCTACCGCTATATCTGCAAATGTGTGGGCGTGGTAGCCGCAAAGCACCTAACAAAAACATATGGACTGTAGTTGACTTTGGCGGTAACGGTAAGCGACATGGCAGGTGGGATAGTACCCACAAATGGGAGGAACTTTGGAATAAGATAAAAAAGAAAAAAGAAGGGGTAGCACCCGTAAAGGATTGCCCTAAATGCTTTTTTCTACTACCTACCACCGCTATCAAATGTACCAATTGCGGATATGAATTCCCTGCACCGAAGGCGAAACATATAAGTGAAGTTCAATCTGTTATGTTAGAAAAGGTCAATGGAATGAAAGGTAAAAGGCTATCTGAATTAACACCTACCGAACTTGCGCAATGGGCGACTTTTAACAATAAAAAACAATACGCCACAAGAATAGCGCGCGCAATGGAGCAACAAACAGAAGGTTATCTTTCTACTTTTGGCAAGGCTATGGGGTACAAAGCAGGATGGGTAGAATTTCATTATCCGCAGCAAAATGAAGTGATTGATTTTTTTGATAAACGGATATAATTCGGTATTTTTGTAAACAGTAACGGCCATTACTATTATAAAGACATTTATTGCCAAATTGAGTGGATGGGTGGCCGCCCTGAAGCTCAATTTGGCTATTATTTTTTTATGCAGAATTTATCAGCCGTATTCGGGCAGGTTCAGGAATTACTATCCGCGGGCATATCAATAATACCAGTCCGCGACAAACCAACCACATCGCCAAGCGGTACGGTCATTGGCGCGAAAGTAGCCTATTCAGGTTGGAAGAAATACCAATCTGAAATAATTACTAAAGAGCAATTGTGGTACGAAATGGAGCATTTCGATACTACCGCGATAGCTATGATTTGTGGCGCGGTATCTGGTAATTTAGAGATTATCGATATTGACTGCAAGCATTGGGAAGGTATAGACGCGCGACTGTTTGCAGACTTAAAACAGATATATCCTGACTTATTCGCGCGACTACGAATACACAAAACACCATCAGGCGGTTATCATATTCTTTATCGTATCGCGGACGGCAAAGCGGGCAATAATCAAAAACTTGCATGGAAGAAGGATAATAAAGAATGTGGAATTGAAACGCGCGGAGAGGGTGGTTACGCTCTTGCCCCGCCATCAATGGGATATTCTATTCATTTGGGCGCGACAATACCCCTAATTACTAAGACTGAGCGCGACAGTATCATCAATCTCTGCACATCTTACAATGAAAAGATTGTTGTAGCGCGCGAACCATCCGCGCCAAAGCAAGCGAATGATTACTATGATGAAAACCCTTTTGATCATTTTAACGGGAGCGCGCGCGCGGAATCAATATTGGAAGAGTTTGGGTATAACTTATTCAATGACCACGCGAACTACAAAAGATGGACAAGACCAAGTCGCGATGCCGCGGGGGTGTCTGTTACGTTCCGAAAAGATTACCGCCTATATTACTTCTTTACCACATCAACTGAATTTGAGTCGCGCAAATGGTACACCCCTGCTACTATTTTAGGTGTTTTAATGTTCAATGGTGACAAAAAGAAGCTACATAGTTATCTTGTATCGCAGGGTTTTGGAGTAATTAAGCCAAGTAGGGAAAAAGACATTGCAAAGCGTGCGGCAGCATACAAAACAGATATACCCGCGAACCTATCAGACGATGCAAAGAAATGGGTTGAAGATGCCATTGCTAAAGCAACTGAAGAACACCCATATGGTATATTTTGGAGTATCAGCGATAAAGGTACAACGGTTATAAGTAGAGAGAGACTGTACGCAATAAGTGACGCGATGGGATATAGGCTACACAATGGCGACCTTTGTAAAATAGATGGGTACATCATCAATAAAGCAGAAAGCCGCGACTATTTTGATAGTCTAAAGGCATATGTAAAGATTGAAGACGCCGCGGAGTACGAAAATGTATTTAACGCACTTGACGAATTTATACAAAAGTCGGGCAAGCACGTTGTATCTTCATTGCCTATACTAAATACCGAACTGTTATTTATAGCGACAAAGAAAGTAGGGTATAAGTTTTACCTGAACGGATATGTTTCTGTTACCGCGGATGGCGCGGAACTGCACGACTACAACACCATCAATAATCGCCTAATTTGGGCGCACTCCATACAGCCGCGCGAAATAGCACTAAAGCCAATTACCGAACTTACAGAAAGCCTGTATTATCAGTTCCTAAATAATGCAATAGGCATATCGCGCTATTTGTTAGAATGTATTGGATATTACGCGCACGAATACAAAGATGAAGAAAACGGGTATATAATTATACTTACCGAAGTGTGCGAAAATCCTAAAGATGGTGGGGGTAGTGGCAAATCTTTGTTCTGTAAGATGCTAAAACATATAACTACATTCCGTAGCGTACCTGGAAGTCAGATTAAATTTGACACCTCACTACTACAGACATGGAACGGTGAAAGTGTCTTTTCAATGGGCGATTTACCTAAGAACTTTGATTATATGTTCTTTAAAGACCTTACCGATAATGACGGGGTAGTAAAGAAGCTATTTAAAGATGAGCGCACTATATCCACATCCGAAATGCCTAAATTCATAGCATCAACAAATTACTCTTTTGACGTATCGGATGGCGGTTTAGATAGGCGTATGAGGGCTATTGAATTTAAGCCGTTCTTTACGCTTGCAGGCGGTGTTAGTGAGTACTTTGGTAAGATGTTCCCTGCCGACTGGAGCGCGGAAGAATGGCAGGCATACGACTGCATAATGATGGCTGCTATATCCGCTTATCTTTCATGTGGTGGCAAAATAAAAAAGAAACAGCTAACAGATACTGGGTGGGCTAAGCAATTTAAGATAAACTATACTGAACTAACTTACCAGTTCATAGAGGAATATATGCCGATATGGAAGCAGCTGATTTATGTACTGCCTGAGAAGTTTAATGAGCATTATTCCAACTTTTGCCGCGAAAACAACATCCAACAAAAACACCAAGCAGGAGCAATAATTATGAATCGCGCACTTGCCGATTATTGCAAACACTTTGATATAATATTTAATAAGCAGGATAAAAACATACTCGACGCCCGTTGCAGGTCTTTCAAAACAGAATCAACAACTTCACCACAAGATGAAGAAACAGTTCCTTTTTAGCTTATTTCCGACAAAGTTCATTCAACTTTGTCGACAAAAAATACACTTTGTCGAAACTTTGTCGAAACTTTGTCGGACTAAGTTATTGATTATTAATAGATTATACAATTATTTTCATTTTCGACATACTTTTTACTCTATTAATTGCATATAGAGAAAAATAAAAAAGACTTTAGTAGTCAATTGTTAATATTAACAATCACCTATACAATTGAAAAACGTTTTTTGTTTTACTAAGCTACAATAGGGAAAAAGTTTGTCGAACTTTGTCGAAACACAGTTAAATCATTGAAAACCAAATAGTTAATCCGACAAAGTTGCCGACAAAGTTGCTCTTTTTGCCGACATACTTTTTTTATAATACGTTATGAACAAACAAACATTATTATCGCTTCCGTCTTCCATCAGCGAAGACAAACTACAAGCAGCCTGCCATGCTTACATGATGCACACTTACCCGCCACCTGCCAATTACGGGCGTTACTTCTCCGTTCCTAATGGTGGTAGCCGAAACAAGATTGAAGCCATGAAATTCAAAGCAACAGGGCTTACCGCAGGAATACCCGATTACTTCCTCTTATCTCATGATGGGATATTTGTGCCGATTGAATTTAAACTACCAACTACAGGAATGACCAACAGACAACCATTAGTGCATGACAACTTTTTACGATGTGGCGTTAAGGTTCATATTGTCCGTAATGGTAAAGAGTTCTTAGATGTAGTTGACAAATATTTTTCCAATTCAACCAAATAGCGTAATTTTGAGGGATAACAGCGAATCAACAGTGATTAAACTAAGCACAATTAAACTCAACCCAAGCAACCCAAGACTTATAAAAGACGATAAGTTTGCTAAGTTATGCGCTCGGATTAAGTCAAACCCTAATACTTTGCGCTTTAGACCTATTGTGGTGGATGCGGGTAATGTAATTCAGGGAGGTAATATGCGCTATAAAGCACTCAAAGAACTCGGATACAAAGAAGTGCCTGATGAATGGGTAGCAAAAGCAGACGACCTAACGCCTGAACAGATGCGAGAGTTCATTGTGGTTGATAACGTAGGTTATGGAGAGTGGGACTATGACCTTCTGAGTAATCAGTACAGCGTTGAAGAGTTAAATGATTGGGGAGTTGAAGTGCCTACTTTTGAAGTAGCCCCTACTTTTGAAGTAGCCCCTACGGTTGAAGTAGCCCCTACGGTTGAAGTAGCCCCTACGGTTGAAGAAGCCCCTACGGTTGAAGTAGCCCCTACGGTTGAAGAAGATGAGTTCGATGTCCCTGATGGCGGTATTGATACGGACATCGTATTAGGAGATTTGTTTGAAATAGGGCGGCATAGGTTGCTTTGTGGGGATAGTACCCAGACGGATACATTTAAAGCCTTGTTTAGGGATGACTTAGCAGATATGGTGATTACAGACCCTCCATATAACGTTTCATATACAGGAAAAACAAAAGAAGCCCTTAAGATAGACAATGACGATATGTATGATTCTGATTTTTATCAGTTTCTTTATGATTTTTATACGGCATTGGGCAGTTATACAAAAGCGGGGGGTACGTGGTACGTGTGGCAGCCAGATAAGTTTATAAATGTATTTTTAAATAGTTTTATTGATTCAGGATTTAAATTTAGCTGTTTAAATGTTTGGGTAAAGAATACTTTAGTTTTAGGCAGGGAGGACTATCATAGTAAACACGAAACCTGTATTTACGGATGGAAAGAAGGTGCGGCGCACAAATGGTATTCTGATAGAAAGCAAACTACTATTTTAGAATTTAATAGACCAACAAGGAACGCAGAACACCCAACAATGAAGCCTATTGATTTGTTTGCTTATCAGATAGGTAATAGCAGTAAGGCAGGAGATATAGTTGCTGATGGATTTGGTGGCAGCGGTACTACAATGGTGGCTTGTGAGCAACTTAATCGTTCTGCTTATATTGTAGAGTTTGACCCAAAATATTGCCAAGTTATTGTCGATAGAATGCTTAAATTAGACCCAAGCATTGAGATTAAGCGTAACGGTAAACCATACACAAGATGAAAAAAGGAGGAGTGCCCGAAAATTTAACCCCATTCCCTAAAGGCAAATCGGGAAACCCAAACGGCAGACCTAAAAAGATACCCGAACTCGATAAGCTACTTGCTGATGTATTGGGAGATGAGAAAGAAGGTATAACGGCAGCTCAGGCAATACTTATGGCTTTAAGAAAGAAAGCAGCAGCGGGAGATGTAAGGGCAGCAGAGGTATTGCTTGAGAGGGCTTACGGAAAAGCAAAGCAACAAATAGACTATACAGGAAATTTAACCGTTAAGCGTATCGGATTTGAATCGGATATATAACAGTAAATTATTTAACCCGTTATTCTGGCACATATCAAATGCGCTACGTGACCCGTCTATACGCTGTATTTCTGGTCTGTAAATAACGGCTGGTCAATCCATGTATCTATGTCGATGTACGACTTATACTGCCACAATTCGGCTGATACAGGGTTCCAATCGCATATGAACTTTTGGTTAGGCTTACCCCTTAGACGCTTTTTGAGCTGATCCCATTGCTTTTCTGAGAACTGGTTAAACTCATTAAGGTACACGACATTTATATCCTCCATACCCTTAATGTTCTCTTCGTCATCAAGTCCCCTAAACCTTACAGATGCTTTATCGTCATTGCTCTTAATGTGGTCTTGTTGGAAGTAGTAGTAATCGCTGAAATCAAGCCCACGGGATGCGGTCTTGAATGACTTATAAACGCTGTCGAATATGTCAACGTGGAAACGCCTGAATACCATTGTGCTGTAGTCGTATTCGTACATGTCCATCAGTAACGCCTGACACATGGTATGCGTCTTACCTGCTGACGAACCACCCTCAACAAGTATGTAGCGTATAGACGGGTCACGTAGCGCATTTGAGATGTGCCAGAATAACGGGTTAAATAATTTGCTGTTATATATCCGATTCAAAACCGATACGCTTAACTGTTATGTCTGTTTTCTGTTTGTTGTCGGCTTCGAATACGCCTCGATGCTTGCCGAGTAACTCAAGTGCCTTAACCTTATCATGCAATTTCAACTCTATGCCGTCCTTACCCTGCTTAATTGACGATATGGCTCTTACCTTATCCTCTTGCATACCATCGGTTGTGTTAACCTCAACAAGTTTGTACTTGGTTTTCTTAGGTTCGCCATCTTCGTTAGGTTCTTCCGATTCGACCTCAACAACGTTCACAAAGTCATCAACACGAGCAAAAGCGATATAGGCTATCTCCTGAATTATCCTATCAGCCGTAATTTGTGTGCGTTCACCTCTTGCTTGTTTCAATTCAAGTACCCGATTATGTATGTCAACTATTGTTAATAACTGATTTGCCTTAACTCTTGCCGTAGCTTCACTATATCCAGCCCTTACCGCTGCCTGCGCTCCGTTCAGGTCAATGATGTATTCCTGACAAAACCTTTCGTATTTCGGATTTGATAATTCTGCCATATCCCTCAAAATTACGCTATTGATTTGGAATTGCAAAATGTTTATCCACCACATCTAAGAACTCCTTACCATTGCGCACAATATGAACCTTTACGCCAACCGATGCGAAGTTATCATGTACTAATGGCTGTCGGTTGGTAAGTGTAGTTTTCTCCAACTTAAACTCAATAGGTATGAACTTACCAGCATCGGATAGCAGGAAGTAATCGGGTATTCCTGCGGTAAGCCCTGTTGATTTAAATTTCATGGCTTCAAGCTTATTTCTGCTACCTCCATTAGGGACGGAGAAGTAACGCCCGTAAAAGGCAGGTGGCGGGTAAGTGTGCATCATGTAGCTATGGCAAGCTGCTTGCAAACGGTCTTCGCTGATGTCGGGCGGGAGTGATAATAGTAGTTTTTTATTCATATTGTAAAAGTTAAGGATGTAATTTTCGGTTAAGGATAGATTTTTTTATCCTTAACCCGCTCCTGTAGCGGGTTTGAGGGCTGTTTTTGGGGTCGGTTAAGGATAAAATTAAAAAACACATAAAGGAACTGGAAACAAAAAAAATAATTGTGCGAGAAAAAAAATATTTTATTCCCCAGCTGCGAATTGCGTTTTTATCCTTAGTATCCTTAACCACCCCTAAAAAACACCCATATTATTAGTATTTAGTTATTTAAGTGTATAAAGGTCAGTTATATTATACATATTTAAAGTTAAGGATAGGGTAGTCATTTTATCCTTAACTATCCTTAACATCCTTAACTTTTGTGGCTAAAACGGCATATTTTCCGTTTTTTGGAATCCTGAAATGTTATCCATTTCATAATTAGTATGACCTGTTATTATATAATATATCTGTTTGCTTTTCCCATTAGCTTTTTTTGTTTCGCATGAAAACCCGATTCTTTTCAATTCTTGCCCTAATTTCTTCAAACTTATCTTCTGATTAGACTTAGTTTCTATGAATACTTTTATTTCAGTTGATGACATTTCGAGTGGTATATGGTCAGGATAAATTGACGGCAATAGCAGGTATTTCTGTATCAATTCATACTCCATCGAATAGTCCTCGAACTGGTCAGTATTATTATTAAGCAGGGCAATATCAGCCTTAGTAAGTTGCCAATCAAAGCCCGATTTGTACAGGTGGTAGGCTTCCATTATCAGGTCGACTTTGTCAATGGCATTATACTTGGTATGGTCAATGCTGATAATTTCAGACGGCAACAGTCGCCTATTACCTGTAGGGTCATTAAGGATATTTAATTCATTCGTAGTGCCGCATAATACCGCCAATCTTTGCAGGTCAACATTATTCCTGCCGTATGGCTCACGAAGCGAAAATACTTGTTTACTGGTCAAATCTTTAAGGCGTTTGCTTTCGGCTTTGGACTTTCCACCCATCTCGTCATCCATGATAAGTATTTTCTGCGTCATCAGGATTTCATCATCTTTACCTGCATCTAACTTGCTCTCTGCGTAGTATGGTCGTAACTCGTCAGGTAACATACGCCTGAAAGCCTCCGTTTTGCCCGTTCCTTGTACCGTTCCGCAAAATATAAGCATTAACGGGCTATGTATGCCATGACAGGAACTTATCAGCCCTACAAGCCACTTTGTTCCGAAATATTGCAGATGGGTGTTATTGGTGGTATTAAAGCATGACCACATATTATATATTACACCGTCAGGCTTTCTGTCTTGATACATAGCAAAGAACTCTAACAACGGGTTATATTCCTGCGTATTATCGCTGAATATAATCTTTTCAAACAGGTCGTAATTAAGTTCAGGGTATAGCTTTTTAGCAGCTAAGAACATGGTATTAAAATCTGATTGCTGCATCGGCTTACCTGAATTTTCAATCCTTCGGGTAATGCAGTTCCTACGAAGCATATGGTTATATTTCAACCATTGCTCAATAGATGTAATAATACTATCCTCTCCATGCAGTTCAATATCATATTTAAATGATTGGCTTACTATGTCGCTGCTTTGTTCTGGTGTGATACCCTCAAACTTATCAAGGTTATCTATTACGCTCTTTTCGGTCATTCCTGACTTTTTAAGAACGGTTGCAGCCCCTAATATTCTTTTTGTTTCTTCACTGTATGTTGGCACACCATGCTGCTTAGCGAAATAATAGATCGTGGCAATAGTGGCAATCTTATCTTTGCTTTCGGAGTAGTTCTTTACGATTGAATCGTATTGCTTGGCACATATTGCAGCATCGTATTTAGGGCTTAATCGGGATAGTGTATCAAAGTAATCAGCCCCAGCAGTACCGAATTTAGAAGCGATGGCGTAGCCTATTGTAATCCAATCCTTGTAGTTGTCGCATATTGGCGCATTGCTATCAGATAGCCCTTTTATAATTGCATCAAAGTCGGATTGTACATATACTACCTTGTGTACTTTATATGCCTTTTCTTTAGGCAGATACTTTTTAAATCGCAAGCATTCATGGTTTATTTCTAAGTGCGGGTCAAAACTCACATATCTTGCACGGGCTTCATTTTTCCCAGACTTATCCACAATTAACTGATAGTTTTCGTACAGATACTTTTCAATACCGAAAAAAGCATCTCTGTGCTTACTACCGTCAATTTTAAACAAGGCACACAACCCATTACCTGAAATGGAAGTAAAGCAGGTATAGACATACGGGTCATTCATCAATACCTTTCGTGTGCCTTCCACATCTTTATCAAGGTCATCAAGGTCAATGGCTATCAGTCCCGAATGTTGTCGAATGGCAGTATCTGTGCGCTCGGAAAAAGTACCCGATACCGTTACGCATGGTACTTTCTTTTTCAGGTCTTGCCGTTTCTTTTTGTCTTGTTCGGCTCGGATAGGTAGCACCATGTCTTGCCACCTTCCATTGCGAATGTCATCAATAAATGATGTGATACGGATTTCTTTGGCGTTGTCGGTTTGCCAAATATCCCGATAAAGGGAAATTAAAGTGTCCATAAATAAAGTAAGCGTTAAACGGGTTCAGGCAGCCACCATCCCCACGTTTAACGCTGTAAATTTCTTAAATAGTTGTGGCTGCAACTGTTTACAAAAATAAGCTATTTTACTCCTAAATACAAACTTTTTTGGAACTCTGACCAACCCTTTTTGTACCCCATTGATTTACCGTATTGCTCCAAATACCCTTCAGTATGTTTTTCTGCTTCACGGGCTAATCTTGCTGCATATGCTTTTTTGTTATTGATGGCAGCCCATTGAGCAAGTTCTAATGCGGTCATTTCTGATGGTCTTGTGTTCTTTAGTTTGTCCAGCATTACCGACTGCACATCTGATATATATTTCGGCTTAGGTGGTGCAAACTCATACCCGCAGTTACTACATTTAGTCGCAGTAGTAGGCAATAGAAAAAAGCATTTAGGGCAATCCTTAACAGGAGCAACGCCGTCTTTTTTCTTTTTTATCTTATTCCAAAGTTCCTCCCATTTGTGGGTACTATCCCACCTGCCATGTCGCTTCCCGTTACCACCAAAGTCAACAACCGTCCATATGGTTTTATTCGGTGATTTGCGGCTACCACGCCCACACATTTGCAGGTATAGCGGTAGCGATGTAGTAGCACGATATAGCATAACTAAATCCACCATCGGGAAGTCATAACCTTTGTTCATAGATGCTACAGAAATACAGATGTTAGTAGTATCTGAATGATGGAACAAGGACAATTCATAAGCCTGTTTTGCTTCGCTGCGAATGTCGTACTTTGAATGCTGAACGGCTACTGGTATGCGTTGTTCTGTCAAGTACCATGCAAGAGATTCACACGACTTAATAGAGGCGCAAAATATCATACACTTTTTGAACGGGTACTTATTCAGGTAGCGTGGTACAAATTGGTGTGCATTTTCGGTATCAAATACCCGTTCCTGCGATTCCTCCGTAAACTCACCTGCTTTTATTTGCAGCGTTTCAATTCCTTTCGGTATCACTTGATCGTGCTGATAACGGGTAAGGCGATTATTTTCAACAAGCCATTCGGGTTGGCTACCTACTACAATGCTGTTATAAAGTAATGGCAGGTGCTTAGCCCATTTCATATGAGGCGTGGCGGTAAAACCTATCAACATAGCCGATGGCAGTTGTAATAATAACTTAGTAGGCGTACCAATGTGCGCTTCATCATTTATAATTAGCAGGTCTTGCCCCATCTGCGCAAATTGCTCTATTAGTTTCGGTCTACGGGCAAGCGTTTGCGCCATAGCAATGTATATGCGGGTCGGTGCGATGTAGGATAGTTTCGCCTGTGCGTTGATATTTACGGTGTTTGGTATCTCTGCATCAAGTTGTTTATAAATCTTATCAGATTCAGTTACAACTAATACCGTTTTGTTTTTGGCGATGGCGTTCTGTGCGATGGTGATAAATACTTTTGATTTTCCGAAACCAGTAGCAGCACAAGCGATTACTCGCTTATGCTTGGCTACTTCAATGGCTACGTTTCGGTAAAATTCCTGCTGGTCAGGATAGAGGGTGAAAGACATGGTGTGAAAGGATTAAAAAGGAAGCTCATATATTTCTTCTTTGCTTATGGCAGGCGCAGCATAGCTATTTACTTTAACGCTTGCAGTTGCTGTAGTTTGCGCAGTTGCCACACCAGCCGCCTCAACACGCCAGCAATCCAAATTCGTCATATACTTAGTTTGTCCATCCTTCTTATCAACATAGCTGTTACCTTTTACGTTGAAAGATACCTTAATAGCATCGCCGACATTAAAACGGTCTACTATATCACATTTGGTCTGCACCGTTTGGAACTTTGCGTAGTTGGTGTAATTGTTCCCGTTTATTTCCTCCGTCAATTCAATTACGAATTCACGTTTTTTGAACTTCTCTGATACCTGTACTGTATCGTACTTGGCGATTAGTTTACCTGTTACTTCTAAACTCATTCTATTTGTTTTGTGCCGTTAGGCGGTTAATTGTTAAAGATACTTTGGTTTGTCGTGTTTTAAAATTAGTTTTTTCTTTTCATACCTTCAGGTAATGGGTAGCCTTTTATTCTTGCCACGTGCTGGTTAAACACAGCCCACACATCTCTATTCAAAAATTTACAGTGTACCGTTCCCTTTTTGTAGCATTTTATCTCAAAGAACCCCCACTTAGTCCACTCCCCCCACTGCATAGGTGGAACTAACTTTACATTTTTTTTACCTTCTGCAATTAAACTGTCTACATGTGCCTGTGCTTTTTCTATTACATCGCTGTATGGTACGTGTATGTGTTGGGAATCCTTCAATATCTTACCATCTACCTCTATCTTATACATATGACCGCTTGCGTAGTTTATAGAATACATATCGTCATAGTTCGTGCCTGTAATGAAGCATAATGCCTTTTGCAAATCGTCCATCAACTCCACACCCCTACTACCCCACCTAAATTCTATTTCACCACTCCAACCTTTATTAACTCCGTAAGGCATAATGAATTTTTCATTTACAAGGTAATGGCTGTTAGTTTTCCAACCTTCAACATTATACCTGTTTTCATTATAGTGCATGGTGAGATTTTCAAATACTTCTATAATTGCCCTATCCATCCTATTGCCTGTAGTACCTATCACAATTTCTATCATTTTATAGATATTGCGCATTGAAAATGGCACTTCGCTTTGCTGCTCCACAAACTTGTTAATATCACTTTTCAGCCCTGTAGTTGAATACTTTTGCATATTCATTTTTAAAAATACCCATTGCCATGCTGACTTCTGTAAGTCCTTTTTAAAGTCATTGCGCATTACTGGTACGCTATCCTTTTGGCAGCTAAATGAAAGTTTACTTGTAAAGAAAGAACTTGTTAAATCGTTCTTTTCGGC